ACCTGAGAAAGAAACTCAAGGTCCTCCAACTTCACGCGATCATACGACTGCGGCTCGCAGAACACACCATAGAAGTTGCGATAAAAGAGCACAATCGACGTAGGATTGAACCAATCGACGCACTCATCAGACACGGACAACATAAAATCGTCACCCAAAATCAAGTGACAAACATGCTGGTAAAACAGCGACCTAGGAGGGACGCTGCCGAATCTCATCACATACATGACAATAAAACAAGCATATATGCGATTAACTGACGCAAGAATAGTATCAATGATGGTCGAGGACTGACCAGAATCATTGCCATCGTCTTTCCAAACAATTTTACCGTTCTGCATAACAGCAAAGCCAACAGACTTTTGGCGATAAAGATTAAACCACATCTGCAGCTCTTGGTCAGTTATATCATGTTCTAAGACTGAGACACGTACCAGCAAAGAATGGAAGAAACCATTGTCCTGGTGAAAGGTGGAGTCGTTAGCGGAAACATCGAACGAAAAACAATTCGGAAATTTCCGCATACGCGAAAGGACAACGCGCTCCCAACCACCACCAACAAGAGGAACACCAAGCATTGACCAGGACTGCCCACCCCACGCAACGAACGTCATATTAAAATGAAGCTCAAACAAGGATAAGCACAAATTATGCTCAGTGCTCTTTCCACAGATTGACCGCATCTTGTTAGACACAGCCTTAGCCATGGAACGCATTTCAACCTTCATAAACCAAGCCGTAATTGGATACAACGGGTGGTCAGTACGAAGGGCAGGTGCATAAGTGCCAAACACCCAGTCCACAAAACCTTCGCTCTCCAAAAGTTCTTTCTTAGAGGCAAAGCTGTTGAACCAGGGCGCACCAGGATTCTTTGTCATGTCAACCATGCCAACCACGTCATCAAAGGGAGCGACACGGCTAGCAACAGCACCAGAAATGTCAGCCACCGTCCACTCAACAGCAATGGACAAGGCAGCCTCGACCTCAGGTAACACAACAAAGGGAATTTGAGCATACTTCAAGACAGAATGTCTCTCAGCAAACTCATCCGGAATAAGACGCAAGTACTCATCAGGAATCGCCAAGGAGTTCTCCGATAAAAACGATTCGAAAAACTGGTCACAATAATATGCTCCAGGATA